GTATCTAGCAAGGACTTTCTATGATTGAACAACGCACAGAAGAGTGGTTTCAGCAAAGATTAGGCAAGGTGACAGCATCCAGAATATCGGATGTTATCGCCAAGACTAAAACAGGCGTATCTACATCTCGTCAAAACTACCTTGTTCAGCTTGTATCAGAACGTCTTACAGGCAAGAAAGGCGATAGTTTTGTTAATCAAGCTATGTTGGATGGTATTGAAAGAGAAAGTGCTGCTAGGGAGCTTTATATGCGAACTAGAGGGGTATCTGTAACTGAGGTCGGTTTCTTTGACCATCCTGTTATTAAGAATAGTGGTGCTAGTCCTGACGGAGCTGTAAATGCAGAAGAAGAAGGTAAATATGCAGGTCTTATAGAGATTAAGTGTCCTATAGAAACAACCCATACTAATACGCTTATGAGTAAGTCAGTTCCTAGTAAATACATTCCGCAGATGCAATGGCAGTTAGCTTGTACCGGTGCTAAGTGGGTAGACTTTGTAAGTTATAATCCTAACTTCCCTGAAAAACTACAGTTATTTGTAGCTAGGGTTGATAGATGTAATGATACAATAGCAAACCTAGAGCAAGAAGTAGTTAAGTTCCTAGACGAAGTAGACCAAACAATTTTAAAACTTAAGGAGTAGTATATGGCTGAGTATGACAAAACAAACACGTTTACCTTAAACAAGAATGATAAAGGTGATAATCCTAAACGACCAGACTATAGAGGAAAGTTAAATGTAGATGGTATTGAATTTACTTTATCAGGTTGGGTTAAAGAAGGTCCTAATGGTAAATTTATTGCTGGTGCTGTAGCAATGGTAGCTACAGATGAAAGACTTAAACCTGCTGTTGAAGGTGCAGATGAGGATGTTCCTTTCTAGGAGCATCCCCAATTGCCTGTAACTATTTGTTCATTACGTACATAGTTACTTCAAAGCCAAAACGCATTTCTGTAGCTGCTGGAGTTGTCCACATGGTATTTATCCTTAAGTAATATATTATGCTTAATTGCACAATATAATGGAATTATACGCTTATGTGGGTTTGCTAGACACAGGATAATCATTAGAAAGGTATCATGGATATACATATTTCAGAACATGATGTACATTGTATAGCGACTGCTGTATATGTAGAAGTTAATACTCAATCACTAGAAGAAAAGCTAGGCGTAATTAATGTTATTATGAACAGGGTTAGGTCTAAACGATTTGGTCGTGATGCTTGTGAAGTAGTTTATGCTAGGGGACAGTTTGTTGGTATAGAAAACATGATGAAAGCTAATGAAAAGAACATAGACCAAGAAACATTATTAAAGACTAAACTTTTAGTAATAGACGCATTGTTATTTAAAAAGCACCCAAATCCTGTTGCACAAAGTTTATACTTCCATGATGATAGTATAGATATGCAATACATTTGGAATAAAAAGAAAGTAGTTCACATAGGAAGGATGGTGTTTTACTAATGGCTAAAAAAGAACCACTTGCATTTTTGTATGAAGAGTTTTGTACTAAATCTGGAGACCTAAAAAAGTCTTATTTGTGGTCATTTCATCCTAATCAACTCTCATATTTAAACGACCTAAAGAATACAACACATCACATTAAGATAACACCTTTATTTGCAGGTGAGCCTGTAGAAGAATATAAAGGATTATCTAAGTACGATAGTAAGAAACTAACGGAGGCACATGGTGGACTCTAAACCACTTACTCAAGAAGAAATTATAAAGGTATATAAAGAAGCATTTGGATACGGTAGTCAGGTAATAACAATTGACAAGATATTTAGATTTGCTAGACTTATAGAACAATTGCATGGAGTAAAAGATGTACACTAAACTAGATGACCAACGACAAGCAAAGTTTATTATAAGTTATATAGAAGCAAATCCTGGTTGCAGCATTAAAAGTATTGTGCAACAATGCGTTGTTTGTAGAACTAGATTAAAGTATTTAGAAAGCCAAGGATACTTTACTTTGCCAAAGTGGACTTACAATAACACATTGGATAAACGATTTAAAAATAGAAAATATGTGTCTGTAACTGTAGGAAGGGAGTATGGTAAATGGCAAGAGCAGAAAAGATATTAGAAGTAGTAGTATGGCTGTTGATTGTTGGTGGTATGGGTTGGTTTTTTTATGGTTGTTATCAGTTAATTGATTTATTTTTTATAAGGGGATAAGAATGGTTGATTTAGTGAATAGACCACCGCATTACTTAGTGGGCGGTATAGAGGCAATAGATGTGATTAAAAGTCGTTTGACTAAAGAAGAGTATATTGGGTATCTAAAAGGATGTAAGCTCAAGTATGACTTACGTTATCCATTTAAAGATAATCCACAACAAGATTTAGAAAAGTCTGATTGGTATAAGAACAAGTTATTAGATGCTACTAAAGATGATGAAGTTGAAATTCCACCAGAGCTAGAAGCTCAATTACAAAGGTTTGATGATGAGTAAAATATATTGGATATTTATTGTGGTATTAGCTGCACTAGCTATTTGGGGAACAGAACAGGTTATGGCTCAAACTACTACTATTCTTGCACCTGATGGGTCTGTAACCGTCTGTCAGGTTGGTAGTAATGGTGTGATTATCTGCGTCTAGTCATCCATTGGTGTTAATTCACCATAGATAGCTAGTTCTTCACCACTTATTTCTATCATGCTATCGTCATCTAATGTGATGACTATAGTGCTATCGCCATGTAATGCTTCACAAGATACAATCACTCTGCCTAGCATGTGATTACAGATAATTTCTACTTCTGACCGTTGCATAATTGTCCTAAGAAACATGACCATTCCAACGCCCATTCTCTTTTAATACCATAGGCATTAGCTTTGGTTGACCGTTAATAATAACTCCACAACCTACAATGAAACGACTCTTAAAGTTTTTAGCATAATCAAATGCCATAGACTTTTGATGTATTAAACATCCTACTTGCATACCCCAAATAAGAGCATCTGGGTTACTGTAATAACCAATACTGAATTTAGTGTGATAGTGACCCTGCACCGTATTCATTCCATACTGCTGGGCTACCTTTAAAACGTCTGCAGATAGACCATGAGTAAAGAAACACCTAGAGTTATCGCTTAGGGTTATGGTGTGGTCATCTACCCATTCCCAGCCTTTGCCAACGCCTAAGAACTCATTATAATGTTTTAGATATGCTTTAGGCATACCATACTTTAATGCTCTACGATAAACTAATGAGCTATGGTTAGAGTGAACCAATACCATCTTAGGGAATATCTTTTCTAATTCTTTTACATGCTTCTTAGACTCTTCTAATTCATGTCCAGCAGAATATAAGTCTGGGTTATGTTCGTGCATAGAGATAGCGTGTTGGTCTAGCTCATCACCTATGTTGACTATATGGTCAAACTTGTATTTAGTCTTTAATGCTTTTAGAAACGCAAATGCGTCAGGATGATGATATGGAATATGTAGGTCAGATATGACTAGAACTGATTTATATTTCAAACTACTCTCCTAGGGTTAAGATGCTTTATTATAACCCTAAAAACAATTTGCGTTCATCTAATCTTCTGTTTTGTAAACCTTTTAATATCTTACCACCAGCTTTACAATATTTAACTAACGACTCCATAGCCGCTTCTTTATCGCCACGTAACAACGCTTGACGGATGGTTGAACGCTGAAAGCATCCAAGACCCAGATTGAAGCAAAAAGAAACAATGCTATCAAATTCGTGTTGTCTAAGAAGCACGTTAGGTAACATCTTATGTACTCCCAACTCAAAACGGTTGAGGTCTCGTTTAAGAATTGCATCTATTTCCTCGTTACTAAAAGTTCTGTTCCATTCAGGTGGTAGAGTTTTTCCATCACCAATCAAATGACCAATTCCCACTGTCCACAGTTTTGCGGGACACTGGTATGGTTTGTTTCTAACACCTTCATGATGTCGGATTAACTTAATTGCCTCTTTAGATACTTTCACGTTTCTTTTCCCAAGTGCGAGAACCAAAGTAAAAGCCAATAATACTTGCAGTAATAGCCATTTCATCTGAACCAAATACTGCTTCTGAAGCTGTTACAAAATCTACACCTGTCCACATAGCCCAACCTAATGAGATAAGATTAATAAGCACTAACTCACCTACAAAGATAAATGCTACTACAGGTCTAACCATAGCGTTCCAGTTTTTAACTGTAGAACTTGCATTTTCTACTAACTTCTTATCATGGTCGTATAATGCTTCACGTTCTTGTGCGTATGTTTGCACTTCTATTTGGTCTAGCTTAATAGCTTCTATCTTTTCTTGAGATATAAAGCCTGCTTTAGCTAATTCTAATTCACGTTCTGTTTGTAGTTTAGCCATTTCTCTTTCATGCTTTTGGTCACCCTTTTGCTGAAAGAAACCTAAAATACTAGGTAAACCTGAGGTAGCAAAACCTAATATGCCTGATAAAATACTTAACATCTATAACTCCTTTGGGTCAAAGCCATACATTTTGGCTACACGTTTTTGTAATTTAAGAAACAAGCCTTTATGACTTGTGTACTGTTCTGTTTTTGGTGAAACTGTATATACAGCCATATGTAATATTTCATGGCAGAGTGTAATTAAAACAGGATATAAGTGTGAATGTCTAGCTACACTTATAGTAATGACATGCGGCTCACCTTGTTCTGGTGGCTGATATTCACCACAAATACTATCATCATCTACAATAACAAAGTCTACTTTACTTGCCGGTGGTAATTTGTATTCATCAAATATAGGCATCTCTATAATTGCACTATAGAGGTTAGCTATGTTATTTTCTGTAATGAATGTCATTTTGATAATGGGTTCATTGTGCTACGTTTAACAGTATTTAGTTTATCATCCATTGCATTTACGGTTGCTTCTAATTCTTTACGTAGTCCTGATACCATAGCAGAAGTCTCACGTGAGTTAGCAATAGCGTCTGAAGACTTTTCACTAGCTTTCATTATAGACTCAGATAGCTGATATTGTCTTTCATTTATTGCTTTAACCTGTATCTCTAAACCATTTAACTTAGACTCTATAGGAGCTAAGTCTAAACTTTCAACAGCTTCAATTGCCGTAACCATCTTGTTGTAAAAAGTTATGCCTGCGTATGCCGAGCCAGCCACTATTGGCAATGCTATTAAAATCAACTTCAGAAGTGCCGAGCTGGATAAGCTCAAGTTGAAGGTTTTGATTTTTTCCGAACTCATTGTTTATCTCCGTATCAAATTTGAAAGCATCTGTTATTTCTATTTGCTGTATAATAGGTCTGTTAAGTATTTCTAAAGAAAGGACTATCCCAAAGCCATGTACAAGCTCTTTACCCTTTGGTACGTCAAGTTTAGGACTATCCTTGCTATCATTCTTTTGTTCAGCCTTTGGTGGGTCTTTTGGGCTGTCTTCTTTTGCTTTTGGCTCGCTTTTAGTTTCTTGTTTTGGTTGTTCAACCTTAACAGGAGCTGACTCTACTCTAGGTGGTTCAGGTGCAGCTAATGGGCTTACCTCTGGAGCAACAGCAGGTGGTGGTGCAGGAGGTGGATTATTTACAGGGTTAAGGGGTGAGCTAGGGCTAACTGGAGAACTCACGTTGGTGACGTTTGTAGCACTCTTAACACATGTATTATTTGTTTCTACCCATGCTCCCCATACATCATTACCATAAGGGTCAGGACAAGATGAATTTCTAGTTTCTGTAACTGAACCTACATAGTCTGCTTGACAGGCTAGTTGTCTAGTTTCAGTACTTGCTTGACACGTTGGAGGGTCTTGCGTGCAATTGTTAGAAGTTTCTGTCCAAGGTGACCAAGAGCTTGAAGAACAACTATAAGTCCTGCTTTGATTAACAGCACCGCTATAATGAGGTAACGTACAAGCTGTGGTTTGATTTTCAACCAAGTCTGAACAAGCAGGTGCTTGATACGCACCGCAAATTGGGTCACTTGGGTTATAAGATACGCACCAATAGTCTTTAAGTGCAATTTGTGGGTCAATGCCATTACATACGAGAGAACCTGGAAGCATATAGCCTTCAGGCGTTGGAGTATAGTTGCAATACCAAGCATAAGCATTATTTACCTTTGTTAGTGATAGAAGTAGTAATAGGCTCGTCAGCAACAAGCGGTATCGTGTATGTATCGCCATATAGTTTCTTAAATATAGAAGGGTTACGTTCATACCAACCACGTTTAGCAGCATCACCAATAGAACCGTTTATAGGACATGGTGAACCTGACTGTATCATGGCTTCAAATACTCTTTCGTCTTGACAGAGTATAGATACTGCAGCTACTTTAAGACCTAAGTCATTAAGAGTTTTAGCTAGTTTAATGCGTTCACAATTAACGTCTTTGTAGCCAGAGCCACCACTTACGCCAAATAATGTACTAGATACAGAACCAGTAACAGGAACAATACAAACGTCTTGGCTAAAAGCACTTATAGAAGGGCTAATGGCACTAGGTGGTGGTTGACCTTTGTAGTTGATAGTAGTTGTATCTGCTGCTTTAGCATCCATAGAAAGTGCTAATAACATACCTATGGACATACCTACAAGTAATGCTACTAAGTTCTTTAATGCTTGCATTATTTCATTCCATTAGTTAGTAGATAAACAATAACAAAACCTGCTGTGCCTAAAAGTATTTGTTCTAGGCGTTTGAGTCTTGCGTTTATTTGCTCATAACGTAACGCACATACTTCTTCATGCGTAGTTAAACGTGATTCTACGTCTGTCTTGACCATTACTGTTCCTTTATTGTTCTGATAATAAGCCAGGCATAACACCAGCTTCATAAGAATACAAACCTGGTTGTCTTAAAATAGACTGATTTTGTTGGCTGCTTCTTAATTTCATAATGTCTTGCAATATGCCATATTGTTCTTGTGGGTTTGTTGTAAACAACTTTGATTGTAATTGCTCTGCTGTTGCTGGACTAATACCTCTTCCTTGAGCAATACCTCTTCTTCCAATATTAGCAATTGTTCCAAGTATATTACCTTGTGCTAATGGAATAATATCGTTAGCCATACCTAAGTCTTCAGTAAGCATAGCTCTTTCTTGCGTTTGTGAACCACCTAATACTCTTCTTTGCGTCTGTAAAAGTTTACGTTGACCCTCTAATTGTTTTACAAATTCATCAAAACCTTTTTGGTTATCAAAGGCATAACGTAAAGCACTTCTTTTTCTATCAGAGCCAAATATTTTTTTAGTAAAGTCCATACCTTCAAACGTAGATAAATTGTCTTGTATTTTAGATACCATACCAATTCTAAATGCTTCTTTTTGTGCAGGCTTCATAGACTGTAAGTTTTTAACTAATTCACTTTCACCTACTTTTAAATAGTCTGCTCCTGTTTTGTAAGCATTTTGCACTTCCAAAGAGTCAGCAAATGTTTTATTAGCCTGAGCATATAATGGGTTTTGTGCTTTAATAAGGTCATTAAATTCTTTTCTTACTTTAACTACATCAGAACCATAACCACTTACTTTGCCTGTAATAGAGTCAGTTTCTTTTTCTACTACCCTATCTAAACCTATTTTAATTTGATGCAATACATCAGTAGGAACTTTTTTAACTGCCTTTAAATTATCTAATTCTGGCAATGATACACCTTCAACATCAGCACGTTTTTGAGCTTCTTTATATGCTGTTTTAAATACATCTCTATCAAAATATTTAGTAAAGGGAGTAATAGGAATATCTTTTTCGTATGCTTTAGGATATGCTATTCTTGCTTGTGCTGACTGTGTTGTAGCTAATTCATTAATGTAGTCATAGCCAAACTTATTAGATGTAAGGTTAGATTTTTGAGTTAAGCCTTCTACTAATTGACTTGGTAATGAAGCTCCACGTTCTTGTAAAAATGCTTCTGTACCTGTTTTAGCACGACTAGGAACAACATAAGAAGAGTAACCTAAGTTTTGTAAATTAGTGCCTAAGTCTGCAATAGTAGCCTCAGGAACACCTAAACTTCTATACTCACTTAATACTGTTTGTACGTCATTTGGAGTTAGGTTTTCTTTTTGTAAAGTCTCACTTAATTTTTTAGTTGCTATTTTATTAGCATCACCCAAGCCTAAACCTTGAGCTAAATTCTTTACTGTTCTACCTGCTAAGTTTAAAACAGGAACAGCACCACCACCTAATACACCACCAATACCTGCATATTGTCCAGCATAAGTGCCAACATCTTTCATTTCAGGAGCTACACCAGCACCTGTAACTGCTCCAGCACCTGCTCCTGTTGCAGCACCTTTACCTATTGTTTTAAGTAATGTTTGACCACCTTTTAATGCGCTTTTAGCACCAAGACCAACAATACCAGTAGGCAATGCCAAACTACCACCAATTTCTAATGCTGCGGATAGTGTAGGGTTATCTTTTTGAAATGACTCTTGTTGTTTTCTAATATCATTACGTATGTCTTTATAGTTACCTTGACCTAAACCTTCTCTAACTTTTGCTTCTATTTCATCTGCAAAACCAAATGTTAAACCTTGTGCTACAGCTCTTGAACCAGCAGTGCCTCCAGAATAATTTTTATTTTCTGGAGTTACTTCAATTGTTGGGGCAGTAACAGGAGCTGCATATTGAGCTTTAGCGTATTCAATAGCTTGTGCTTCTGTAGAGCCATCTGGTCCATTAACGGTAATAATACTTCCATCTGGAGCTTTAACTTTAAAAATTGGCATATTATTCCTTTATTTTACTATTGACCAGCCGCCTGTGCCTGCATTAGAACCAGCAGGTTTCATTTGAACGCCTGAGTTTCTACCATATATTTCTTGAATTTGTTTTAAAGCAGCTTGTTTAGTTTCTTTTGGAACTGTTGGGTCTCCAATTTTACCAGCAGCTTCACGATACAACTGTGCGTCTCTATCTGATTGTGGACCTTCAAGTCTTGGCATATTTAATATTAATTGAGTTTCAATAGCTCTTAACTCAGCTATATTTCTTGCTCCTGCTGTCGACTTACCAAAACCAGCAGCTAATACATCATAACCAGCTCCAACAGCACTACCTGTAGCACCTTCAATAAGCGTTTGCGCACTATTAAGTAATGGCAATACAGATTGAGCTTTGGTAATTTTTTCTTGTTGTTTAAGTTGTTCTTGTGTTGGTGGTGGTTTATATCCTGTTGGTCTAGGAGCTTCACCTGGTTTGTTTGGAAATTGAACTAACTCAGTTTCACCAGTTTCTTTATTAATTGCTGAAATTGGTTGTGGATAGTTAAGAACTTGCATTGGTGGAGCAAATTGAGTTTGCTTTTGAATTGCTGCATCATAAGTTTTTAATTTAGGGTCATTAGGGTTTACTGATGCAATTTTATCTCTAGCTGCATACAATTTATCTAACTCTGTCATACCTTGTAATTCAATACCACGTGCAGTTTTTTCTATGTTAAGTCTTTCAAGTAAATTTTTAGTAGCTGCATCATAAGTTCCTTGAGACTGTTGCATACCACCCAAATAAGATTTACCAAGAATAGCAGGAAGACCAATATTTTGGTTTTTAGGTTGTGATAAATAAGTTGCGCCTGCACCAAGAATACCTGAAAGTAATGCTTGATTTTTAAGTTTATCTTGTTGGGTTTGGTCTAATAAACCGCCTAAATATTCAGGTTGTTTAGCACCAAAAATATTCATGCCTTGAAATAAACTTCCTAAACCTGTGTTTGTATCAAATAGTGCCATGTTATTGTCCTAATAAATTATATGGAAATGTTCCACGTTGTTGCTGAACTCTAATTATTTTTTCAAGTTCTCTTTGGTCTGGACTGATACCATATGTTAGTTCACCAGCATTAGTGCTTCTTAATAATGGTGGAACACTAGTATCCATTTGTCTTTGTTGTTGAGTTGGTATCATATTAGATACTGTAGATGCTGTTTGCAATGGATTTGCTTTTGCAGACTCATACAAATTAGATGGTATATTTTTTATAAATGCTCCTGTTGTATCTAATAATGATGAAGCAGCTCCACCACCATAAGCAGATGGTGTTGTATATAAACTTGGCATAACTTGTGTTGCAGCAGTTCCTAATCCAGTAGTTCCACCTGCTACACCAGAACCAATTAAATTAGCTCCACCTATTTCACCTGCTACAGTTCCAGTAGCACCTGGAACAGCACCGGCTGCTGCACCTGAACCCATTGCGCCCATAAGACCTGAACCTGCACCACCTAATGCTCCACCTAATAAAGCACCTTTAAATACGTTTCCACCTTTAACAGCAGAAGTTCCTCCACCTATAGCAGCTCCAACTGCCATTGCTGTTATTGGGTCACTCATTTTTCAACCTTTCCTACTAAATAGCAGATTGGTTCTAAGATAGCACGATAAATACAACCTAATGTGTCTCTCTTATTGCCACGCATTTGTTTATAAATGTCAGCAGTTCTATGTCTAGCAATATGTGCTAATACATTACGTACTACTTTATTAAGTTTACCTTCACCTTTAGCAAAGTTTACTAATGGTAAGAATAGTGTGTGATAGCCTTTTTCATATACTTTAGCATTAGGCATATTTTCTGAATGTTTAAGCCAAATTGCATTTCTGAATGAACCAAAACCGTATGCTTGTTCGTTCATCATTGTACATACAATCTTGCCACCACCAGATTGAGTAGTAGTTGATACTTGACCAACAGGCGCTCCATATACTGACTTAAGATATGCACTAAGTTTTTCGTATGGTTTATTTTGTTCAAAGTTAAATTTATCAATATCAGCTTGTAATGCTGTTTTTTGATAGTCTTCAGAAATTTGACCTGTTTTTAATAATTGGTTTACATCTTGATATGATGCTTGTGCTAACGCTGGAGCTTGTAATGAAGCAGCATTTTGCATACCACGTTCACCAGCATAGTTTTGATAAGCTAAGTCTCCATATTTATTAGCAAGTGTACTAGCTAGTGTGTTAGCTGCCCTATTTTGAATATCGGCAGATACGCCTGAGCCGTAACGACCAGCCATAGAAGCACCACCTTGTGCAGCTTTAATAGCATCATTATATGCTTGTGTAGCTTGTTGTGTAGGACCTGCTAATGCTTGTGTAAAGTATGGGTTACCAGCATTTAGATAATTACCTTGTATTGTACCTAATTGTTGTTGTTGTGCTGCTGGAATAAGTGGGTTTCCTGCTTGAGCTAAATTAGTAGCTTGCTGTAAAGCACTTGTTGTTTGTGAAGAAGGACCTACATAAGTTTGACCAGGAAAATACTCTGGGCTAGTTGTTTGATATAGACCTTTAGCTTCACCTAAACCATACTCTACATAAGGTTTAATAGTAGGGTCTAATTCATTTTTAGTTGTAGACTGTTGAGAGCCACCGCCTCCTGAACCACCATAAAATGTAAATGATTGTACTAATTCTTGTACCCAATTGTGTAACTTAAACATATCTATTTCCTTAAAGTATAAATTCCCATGTTTGAGGTTTAAAACCCATTTCCCTAGCTTTACGTTCCCATCCACGTCTTTGCGAAGAGAATGTAACCCTAGACTTATTTCCTTGTTTTGCTATTGCTTGAATTTCTTGAAATGCTTGATGAAATAGTGTTTCATCATTAAGTGTTGACCATGTAGCCCATACATGAAGTGTGTTTCCTATAGGCTGTAATACTACAAAACCTACTGCTTTGTTATTGACTATGCCAAGAAACAACATAGAACGGTTTTCATAACAGTCACAATAAATGTCTTCTATTATCCATTCCATGTGACCTTTTGCTCTTACTAATTCAAGACCATGTTTAACATAGTCCCAATGTTCTCTTAATTTATCTTTAGGTATGTAGTGTAATATCATCCTACTATTATATAACGATATACCTTATTCGTGCCTGTATTTGCATGGTGACTGATAGTTGCTTGTCCATTTTGTTGTGAGCTAATATAAGGTTCTGTAAATAAGTTAGTCGTAAATGAATTAGCACTTAAATACTGAATAGTAACAATAGCACTAGGTGTTGCAGGTCTAGTTGGTGTTGTTTGTGCTGCTAAATGTTCTATTGTAACTAATGTAGAACTTGTAGCCCATGCTAAACTTACATAGTCATCTTTAGCAAGTTCTATGTTAAAGTTTAATGCTGCAATAACATGACCTTTAACGCTACCATGTTTACTATCTACAGAAAACTTACTGTTAGAACCTGCAACATCTGAACCATTCTTTTTAAACCATATATCTACGTCTTGTATTTGTG